CAGATACAAGCGAGTAATCCGGTTTTTCCTCATTTGCCACTCTGATCAGTTCATCCAGACATCTTTTCGTGTCCTCTGTTCGGAGATTTACTCCGTCCTTGACTGGGCTTCGGAATGTTCCAAGATGCCAGTCTGCTGTATGTAATATCTTCATTTCAACACCTCCATTGTGGCTTTCATCGCCATAATCATGTTATTTAGCTGCAGCTCTAATATCTTAAATACCGATTCCTCAATGCCGCAAAAATCAATGCCATCACCGGTCCATTCTTCCCCAACAATCAGTATGTTTCCTGTTATTGGAATATTGTGTTTATCAGTTTCATAAAGGTAACTGCCTATGAGATTCGGGATGATTACTTCTTTCAACAATCCCTCCTCGTCAATTAGCATACTTACGCACTGCCCCTTGACCTTAGTCGGATGGTCCATTTGGTGTAATTCTGTATATAATCGCTTTGGCATCACATGCTCATATAATCTGCAGTCATTTCCTATCAGCTCTCGAAGCTTATTGTTCTGTTCCTCATGGGTTCCTGTTGGAAACTCATGTACGGATAATTCCAAATCCGTTGAAATCTTAATCAGATTCATTACTTACCTGCTCCTTTCTGACACTTCATGCACAGCGGTCTTCCAAATTTATTGAGTGAGTATTCATATACCCTTTCGTTGATTTCTGCTCCACATCCATCACAGAAATATCCAGTTGTCTCATTTCCATTTGTTGTCGGCTGTGGCTGTGACTGTGGCTGTTCCTGTGCCGGCTGTTCCTGATCGAACCAGTTTCTTTCCTGTTCTTCCACAGCCCCATCACTATCCTCAACCTGTTCGGAAGTAAATGCAGGATTGTCAATTTCATCCTCCGGATTAAAGTCTGACGAAAATGCT